TTTCTCTCTTGGACTTGTCTTCCATAAATGAAAATAGTTGTTCAAGAGCCTTGTCCTGCCATTCCGAAGTACTTGCATTGCCTTCTATACAAACACCGCGATCACCCACAGTATTTTGCAATGCAGCTAGCCCATTTGTTATTGCCAAAGTTTTTGAAAGAGCCGCTTCAACTGCAGTTAAACAAAAAGTTTCCATAAAAGTGCAAGGATAAAGCCAATATTCTGAAGTAGCCCATGATTCTGAAAGAACTGACTTACTCACCCAACCATAACAAGTTATATTCATTTTCCTATCTTCCGGAAGAAGTTGTGAGAGAAGATCCCTTATTTGTTGCATCATTAAGGGTTCAACTGAATTTACCCATTTACCATTGACGTCAGAGTATATATGCAAACTGGCATTGGAATACTTTTCAATAATTCTTGGCCACATTTGGAGTAACTGTAATAAGCCTCTGTTTGGAAAGGAAGAGTAGATGAACTTATTAGCAACCTTTGGGAAAGGTTGAGCCAAATCTTGGTCGGTTTTTGTGACACTTTTTTGAAAAGTGTCTTTTTGAAAAGTAGCAGTTACTCCGTAGTAAAAATGCGTTGTTCTGTCTTTAAATTGAGGGAATCTTTCAGTAAAATATCCAACATGCCATTCACTCAAGCAAAATATCTTCTTCAACTTATCATGAATTGGTATAACAAGCCCAGAAGGAGTCAAATCATGTAAAACTAAATAAATATTATCAGTATTGCCGTGAATAGCAACTGGAACATATTCAGAAAACCGACTAATAATGCATGTATCTATTTTTGCATTTGCCGAAAAAGGAGGATATTTGTCTAACGGAATATAATCAACACCTTCAAATGTAGATTGCTCCAAGCAGTTGCAAAATACAATGACTTGAAAATGTCCATGTTTTTGAATATAACGCGCCATTTCAATGATATAAGTTTCCGAACCACCCACACCTTTGGTTAGAATATCGGAACCAGTCCATGGTTCAAATCCACCATCTGCCACAAAACATAACAATGGTTTGCCAATATTATTTGTAACACTGAGAGAAGTGTTCATTTGGTTTAGCTTCACAAAAATATTATACCAAGAAACAATGACCGCATACATGTCAGCATCTGGTTTATTCTTTTCTAAAAATAAGCGAGCACATCTCTCACCTAATTGAAAATCATTGTATTCGTAACACAACTGCGTCAAAAACTTGGGCAAGAAATGAAAGCTAAGAGTGGGTTTTAAAGAATATTGGCAATGAACAGGATAACCGATTTCAAATGCGCGTTTAAAATATTCAAACGCTGTAACTCGGTTTGATTCCAAATAATGATGAATGCCCAAGAAGTAGAGAGAATCTGGACGACTATTATCTAACTGATAAGCTCTCAAATAAAGAGCTTCACATTCAGGCCAAGGTTTTTGCAATTGAAAATTAGAAATGCGAGCTGCTTCAAAAACGGCGTCTATTTTTTCTTGTATGAATCCTTGGACAGGATGATCTGCTCTCTTCAAAAAATAATGCCGCGCTTTTTCATAATTAGCAAGTAAATTATAAGTTTGCGCCAAATAGTAATATGATCTAGGATTGTTTGGGTCATCTTCAACCTCCTCATAAAGCAGTTTCAAATCTAATTCTTTTCTATTCATTGTTCTCTCTTCCATATAATCAAATCTTCCGTCAAATATATGCGCTCTTGCAAAAGGAGTAACAACGTTCATATTATTTTCATCTTGAATTACCTCATGTATCTTGAACTTGTATCGCAACTTCTTATCTGTTCTCAAAACGCGATTAGAACCATATTCAACGTCGTCACTTTTAATATACAACGTGAAAGAGTCTGCAAATTGATCACCTCTAACTTCTTCCAAAAATCCACGCAAATCGCCATTAATAACATAGGTATCATCTAACATCAATGTATATTTGCAATCGTCGCCAGCTAAATCAAGCAACCGATTTCTACTGTCGCGGAAGTTAATAAATGGTTCCTGATATAATTCGCCTTTTTTCTTTCCGACTAGAATGCGATTAATAATTTCAACGGTTTCATCAGTGCTTCCAGTGTCAAGAATAGTCCAGCGATCAATTAAATGCATATTAGCATTCAACATATTTTCAAATTGTGGTCCGCCATTTTTCACCATAATGCAAAAATGTATTAGATTATCGTAATAAAGTTTCCCATCGTAGTTTTTTATGTAATAGTGAAACAGTTTCAAAAATTCATCGTGCGCGCGATAAGGCACGCATAATACCAGATTTGTTCCATTCAGTTCATATACATTAGCATATGGTGATTTACTAATAAGTTTTTGACACACTGTTGTAAGAATAAACGGTTTATAAATACTAATAAATTTTTCATCAATATCAGAATAATCTTCAGAAAATATAATACTCCTGCTACCATGTAAGTATAAGTCTTCTGAAAAATCCCATTCAACATTTTGCACGCCAAATTTGGCGACATTTGTGCGGATATTTTCCGCATGTTTTTCGCTATTATTGAGAAAATAAACCTTATCATAATGCTGTGCAACTTGACACCCTAAATATCCGCCATGACACTGACTGAAAAAAAGGCACTGGGAAGCAAGTGGCGACAAATCCTTGAGGAGCGAGGCTATTCTTTCGTAAAACCCCAGCTTCTCTCTTATTCTCAAGTTATTGTATTCATTGTGAATAATTGTATTGAACTCATTAGAATTTACTTGATAACTCTCTTTATTCAGTTCTATATTCATTTTCTAAGTTAAAAAATAAATATGTGTTTATATTTATTTTTTTATAATCTGTATTTCTGCAATCTTTATGAAAATGGATTTGGTTCAACCTTTTCTAAAGGTTGAAGATTTGGCTCAACTTTTTCTAAAGTGGATTTAATACTCAGGCGTATGCTTCTTAAATAAACACCCTTGAGAAGTCATCCCCTTCACATCAGTTGTTACAATATTGGGGTTTTGGTTTGCGCACGTTGACATCCAAATCTTTATAATACAGAAATTTTTCTTTGGGGAAATGGTAATTCCGGTTACATTGGCAACAAACGATGATTGCGCGCTAATTGTTTCTCCCACAAGAACGTAACTGAGTTCCTTCCAAACCTCGTAAACACTCTTGTTTGAAATCTTATAAGAGAAACAACCACCGGCGCGGTTCTTTGGATCCTCCCAGATTGGCTTTATGCCTTCCTTCATTAGGAACAACATACAGTTCTTCACCAAAACGTCTGGTAGCGTTTCAGCAAGAGCAATCGCTTCCTCAACACTTCCGAGGGTGTAAATCTTTTTATAACTGCTAATGCTCCAATCGGTATCGTGAGGCAGGTGCGCCCACATGGTCCATTTGTTTGCTAGTGCATGATATTCGCTACTATCTGTATCTGTTGCCATTGTAGTTTGCGGAGTTACCATTATATTTATAACTATCAATTTTTTTTTATATTGTTTTTGCTTATTCATTCAATTATTCTGAAGCATCATAAGAAAATACAACTTCATTGTCCAAATTTGAATTTGAATATGACGCCTTACTAATAAGATCTAAAACAGTCATGTTGGACGTATCAATGTAAATAAATGATGAAACAGTGTAATCAGTTTCACTGAATTCAATTTCATCTTTTTCATTAAATGTTTTCATATTCACATTGTGATCAATAACATCCAATTCATATATTCCAGTAATTTCATCGCAATTGACATTGTGTTGCTTCTTCAATAGATATGAAATTAAAAGAAGATTTACCTTATTTCCAACAATATAGTAATTCTCTGTTTCGCTTGACAGCTTAATTTGATACTTTACGTTGTTAAACTTTACCGTTATTGACATAAATGAAAACTTGCACACTTTATAATCAAAATTCAACGGAAACTTTGGCAATCCAAAAAATAAAACATTGTTTACCTTCGGCGCAGTTTCCGTCACTCTTTCATAATCCGAAAATATAATAAAATCATACAAAAGAAACTGATGAACTGAAATGTATTTTTTATTTGTTGAGAACATCACTTGATTGAACTTTATAATTTCTATCTCGGAGTTGTTATTTAACTTGTCAATAATTGACTTTACAGGTTTAAATGAAGGATGAAAATATAGCTTCTTGGCGGTCATTTCAAGGTGAGTATAAAACAGAATTGCATAGAATGATAGATTTAACAGAGCAACATTGTATTCATTTGGAAAACAGAATGTCATGAATACGTGAAATCCTGCACCAAGCGTGAAAATGTTAAGTATAGTCATTAACCGTAGATAAATTGTATATAAATTTTTAAATAGTTTTGACTTATATACTTTGATCGTTAAGTTGAGAAGCTTTCATATGCCGGAGACGTGGTTGAATAAGGGAAAAAGTTTTTCTTAAAGACCGTTGTGGGTTGAGTAACAGTTTTTGTCTCTTTTTGTTTTACGATAGAAACACTTGTTGTAGTTTTATTTGGTTGAGGTGCCGCACCAATTGTAGTATTTAGTCCAAATATGTATAATAACATTGCTACAACAAACGTCATTAAAATAAATGGAACAAAAACAATGATCCAGGAAATAACTCCTAAACCGCCGTCACATAAACCATTTAATAAAAGGGTCACAAGTATTGCAACAACAAACTTCATAAACGCAGTATTATAAAGCCCATTAAACGTATCAATTAAGATTTGCGCAACAGAAAAAACTATATAAATTAGGGCTGGGGGGCATAATTTGAACATGGTTAACTTATATTATATCAATAAAAAAATGGCTCGCCGTCCTTTAAATAGCCAACTTGATTTCCAGGGTCGCCGTCTTTATCTACTGCATAAATTGGCCCATTTTCCTCGTTGGTAGCAAAGTAGGTAACGTCTTCAATCTCAATTTCAAAGACTTCCTCTTCTTCCTCTTCCTCTTCCTCCTCCTCCTCTTCTTCCTCTTCCTCTTCTACTTCGCTTTGTTCATCTTCTTCAGCCTCTGTGTCCATTTCCTCTTCCTCTTCCTCTTCTTGTTCTTCTTCTTCGCTTTGTTCCTCTTCTTGTTCTTCTTCTTCGCTTTGTTCCTCTTCCTCTTCTTCTTTTTCTTCGGCTTCTTGTTCCTCCTTGCATTCATTTTGGACCTTTTCTTGATTTTGTTGCTCTTCTAGTTCTTTCAACTTTTTCTCAGCTTGTTCAACTCCAAAATTATGCGAAGAATCAATTAAGACGAAACAGTTCGTGCAATTTAATTTATTTTTTTTATTTTTATTAAAACAGTAACTGCACTTCCATACATTGGTATCTTCGGATTTGTCTTCAGCTTCTTCTTGGTCCTCTTCTTCTTCCTCTTCTTCTTCTTCTTCTTCTTCTTCATCTTCTTCATCTTCTTCCTCTTCTTCCTCCTCTTCAGCTTCAGATTCTTCATCACTTGATTCAGGTAGAGAAACACGAACGTTTTTAGACATAACCTCATTTTGCAATAAAATTTTCTCAATAGTGCAATCCTCATCAACACTTTGAGTGTCAGAAACTTCTTCAATATTCAATGAAATATTCTCCTTAGAAATGTTTAGCCGAGTATTATTCTTCTGTAAGATTTCAAGCTCCGTCTTATAATATTCCATCTCAGCTCTGCACTTTTCAAGTTCTCTAGTTAAATGCGATTGTGTATAATCATAAATTAACTCGTGAACTCCGCGCTTAACAACAGCGCTAACTTCATTTAAAATTGGTTGAATATCAATAATTGTAGGCAACTGCGACATTACTCTCGGATATTTTATATTAGTAAATTTCGTTTAATATGATTTAGAAAATATTTAAACAATATGTATAACATGGACAATATTACGATTATATGTGAATCTGAAGCATCTGAAAAAATCCAAATGATCATGAGGCAAACTGATTATACTGCCGACGTTGCAAGAGAGAAATTAATGGCTCACAATGACGACCCAATAAAAGTAATTAAAGACTACATGGGAATTGTTGAAAAACCCAAACCAGCTCCAAAGTCTCTGAATCAAGAAATATATAAACAATTAAGGCGCAGATTAGACGATTCTATGAAAGGTTTCAATGCAAAACAAGATGAAAAATTAAAACACGATATAGCAATGAATAATAATAGAAAAATGGGTTAATATTAATAAACTGTTGTGATTTTCATTTTCTTGTAAATAAATAATATAATTTTTGTTTTATTATTTATTTTACGACGACGCCATTCCAAAGCGCTCATTTACTATATTGTTTTTTGTTTGGTGCTTCTTCTGAAGCCTCTTCTTCAATTGGTAATTATTTGACGGTATAATTTTATTATTAATAATAAAATCGTCATTATCCTCATGAAACTCTGGAAGAATTCTGGTAAGCGGCTTATCTACGATTAAAAATAATCGCTCAGATTTAAGTAGAGAGCGATATTCTTGTATAGTTAAATTTCCATAATAACGCTCCAACATGTAATGTGGGTTTGGTGCAGGTTTAATATTCTTTGAGTATTGATATATCTTTGAATAAATGTGATTAATCAAGTAATATCGTTCAAACTTTGTTGAGCTATCAATGTTCTCCTCCATTAAATGAGCAGTCGCGCATTCTGGGCTGCAAAAACAACCATAAACGTGGTAAGTATCTTTAATGAAGTGCTTTGGAATATAAATAGGTGGATTATCAAAATCGTAAGAGCACCAGAAGCAAGCCGACTTCTTATCTGAAATATTATTAATATGTAAATTGTGTTCAAGCGTTTTAAGTTTTCTCCAGATCTCTTTTGTTTCGCAATTGTCATCGTCTTGAACATCGTTGTAATTCATATTTGAAATATTTGCAATATTTGTAGAGCCTATAATCTCAGGCGGAGCCATAATCGTATTATCCTCTTCAGGTTTGTTAATAATTTCATAAAAACAATCATTTTTTGGCCCTCCAAACGCAAACGATTCTATATTTGAAGACGTAAAATTAGAGTTATAGTCTCCAGACATTTGCAAATCTTTCATTGAACACTTCAAATGCAAAATGACATTGGGTTTTGCTTCCTTCTGTTCTACAACTGGTAAATTTTGCTGTATTATCTTTCCACCCTTTGGCTTTCTTCCTCGCTTCTTTCCAGGCGATTTAACAACTACATTTTCTCCATCGTTTGATTCTTCCGTTTCACCAACTTCATTTCCGTCTTCTTCTAATTTTTCAGACGTTAAATCAGTTACTATTTGCAGTTGAATGTTTGATTCTGAAGAAAAAATAATCTTGTTTTCAGGCTGCTTTTCTTTTAAAGCAAGTGCATCATTTTTTGCCTTCTCTTGGCTAGCTAATATTTCTTTTTTAGACCTTCTTCCCCTCTTAGGTTTTATCGCTTCCTCTGAAACTTTACTCATTTTATATTATACGTATTCTATTACTACTAATTTAAATGGTTTTAATAAATATTTAAACAGGAAACCTTTCACGCGCAATAATTTTTATCATAACAATTTCTGCACACTGGAACATAATTGTCCGAGCCAACTAGCGTCTGCTGGGTTTCCTTTGTTAAACGAAGCGAGAATATTCCTGGCTCTCCGTTTTTGCAAATAGAGCATAAAGACTTGAGTTTTGTATAATCATTGCACTTTGGAATAAGGTCA